CCACCAACAGCAGGTGGCCTAGGTGGACCCGCTGGCTAATACCCAGATGATAAATATAAAAAAGGTACTCAAATTGATACTACGAGAATTTTACGAACCCGACACCAATGGTTGGCAAAACGTTGATAAAGATAATTCAAAGCCTGAGTGGGGTGAAGCACGCAAGACCAAATTAACCCTTGGGATGATTAATAAAATGCGGAAAATGAAAGAGGTTCAATCGTATGAACGAGCCAGAGATTTGAAGTTGATAAGAAAACAATATCAACCACCCCCAGCAGGACCAGCACTATAAACGATAGTATAGCTACAAAATGCTAAAAAAACGACTTTAATGGGTTTTTTTTTGAGCTATAACTAAATAACATAAAGAGCCATTTACCTATAGGAGAACATAATGAGCGCAAAGAAATTTGAAAAACTAATCGACTTGATCATCAATGAAGATCAAGAACGTGCCAATCAATTATTCCATGAAATCGTAGTGGAAAAATCTCGTGAAATTTACGAGAGCATCATCGACGAAGACTCAATTGAAGGTCTAGAAGATGAAGTATCTGCTGATGAAGAAGGCATGGATGACGAAGGCATGGGCGACGAATTCGGTGATGAAGACTTCGGTGACGAAGAAGGTGAAGCTGAATTTGGTGATGAAGAAGACGGTGAATTCGGTGACGAAGGCGGCGATTTGGAAGACCGAGTTGTTGACCTAGAAGACAAACTTGATGAATTGATGGCTGAGTTTGAAGCACAATTAGGTGGTGATGACGAAGAAGAAGAATTCGGTGGTGAAGACGACTTCGGCGGCGAAGAAGACATGGGTGACGAAGAAGAATTCGGTGGTGAAGACGACTTCGGCGGCGAAGAAGACATGGGTGACGAAGAAGAATTCGGTGGTGAAGACGACTTCGGCGGCGAAGAAGACATGGGTGACGAAGAAGAATTCGGTGGTGAAGACGACTTCGGCGGCGAAGAAGACATGGGTGACGAAGAAGAATTCGGTGGTGAAGACGACTTCGGCGGCGAAGAAGACATGGGTGACGAAGAAGAATTCGGTGGTGAAGACGACTTCGGCGGCGAAGAAGACATGGGTGACGAAGAAGAATTCGGTGGTGAAGACGACTTCGGCGGCGAAGAAGACATGGGTGACGAAGAAGAATTCGGTGGTGAAGACGACTTCGGCGGCGAAGAAGACATGGGTGACGAAGAAGAATTCGGTGGTGAAGACGACTTCGGCGGCGAAGAAGACATGGGTGACGAAGAAGCCGGTCTAATGGAAGCAGCACTAAAGCAAGTTGGTGGTAAGACATACGACAAGTTCGGCAAGATGGGTGACGACGGACAACAGAAAAAGAGTCCAGGTCTACAAAACCCTAAGCGCCTAGAATCAGGTGCCGGTCCAGTAAAATTTGGTGGTAGCTCCGAATCTGTTCCTACAAGCGCCAAGAAGCCAAGCAATGCTTACGCTAAGGGCGAAAAGACTGAAGACTTCGGTAACGTAAACGTTCCTGGTGGTACTGCTGGTAAAACTGGCTTCAAGACAAAAGCACCAGCTCCTAAGACTGAAACAGTCAAAGCCAAGAGTCCAGTAGCCGAAGCAAAAAGAACTACCAAGCGTAGAATCTAAGGTCTGAGACTGATGTCGGTTTATTTAAGAGAAAACTTGAACTTCAACGATGCTAATGTCATCGTTGAAAGTGAGCAAGGTGACCATGGAAAGTCCTTCTACATGAAGGGCATTTTCATTCAGGGCGGAGTTCGTAACGCTAATGAGCGAGTGTACCCAGTACATGAGATTGAACGTGCTGTCGGTCAACTAAATGAACAAATCAAAGGCGGCAACTCAGTACTAGGTGAAGTAGATCACCCAGATGACCTCAAAATCAATCTAGACAGAGTTTCACACATGATTGAAACAATGTGGATGGATGGCCCGAACGGATTTGGTAAATTGAAGATTCTACCAACACCCATGGGCGATGTTATCTCCAAGATGCTAGGCGCTGGTGTAAAACTAGGCGTTAGTAGTCGTGGTAGTGGTAACGTTGATGATACCTCCGGTAAAGTCAGTGACTTTGAAATTGTCACTGTTGATATTGTAGCACAACCATCAGCGCCAAATGCCTATCCTAAAGCAATCTACGAGTCACTATTAAACATGAATGGCGGTCACAAGGTTCTAGGTAATCTCAAAGAAGACCGAAATAACCCACTGGTTCAGAAGTATGTGTCTCAACAAGTAATTCGCCTTATCAATGAATTGAAACTCAAATGATAAGCGGTAAGAATAAAGAAATTGTAGTCGTGGTGCATATCGCACTGACTGAAATGCTCGTAGCAACGGAGTCAAACGTGCAATTACATAAAGGGGAATTTAATGAGTGAAAAATTCATTAAGACATTGCTTGAAAGTGGCATCGTCAACGACGAGACCGCCCGAGTGATTAATGAGGCATGGGAAACCAAGCTAAACGAAGCCCGAGAAGAAGTCAGATCAGAATTACGAGTTGAGTTCGCTGGAAAATACGAACACGACAAGAACGTTATGGTAGAGGCTTTAGACAAGATGGTAACAGAAGGTCTTTCTGCTGAAGTAGCAGAATTCCAATCTGAACGCCGTGCAATGAACGAAGACCGTGTGAAAGCACAAACTAAACTACGTGAAAACAGCGCTAAATTCAACGATTTCATGGTTACAAAACTAGCCGAAGAAATCCGTGAACTACGTGCTGACCGCAAGATTCAACTTGAAAGTCGTGAGAAGCTAGAGCAATTCGTTGTTCAAGCCCTAGCTCGTGAAATCAAGGATTTTGAAACTGACAAGCGTGCCGTAGTTGAAGCTAAAGTCAAACTCGTTGCTGAAGGCCAAGCCCAACTCGAAAAACTCAAAGCACAATTCATCAGTGAAAGTGCTAAGAAATTGAGTAAGGCTGTATCTAGTCAACTAAAGGGTGAAATCACACAGTTGAAAGAAGACATCAAACTAAGTCGTGAAAACGCATTTGGTCAACGTCTATTTGAGGCGTTTGCCGCCGAGTTCAGTGCTACCCACTTGAACGAGAAGGCAGATACACGTAAGTTGATGAAACAACTTGCTGCCAAAGAGCAACAACTATCAGAATCAAAGAAACAAATCAGCCAGGCCAAAACCTTGGTTGAAAGTAAAGAACGTGAAGTTCGAATGATCAAAGAATCTAATCTACGTGAGCGTACTATGGCCGAATTGCTAGGTACACTAAACGAAGATAAGGCTCAGACCATGAAGAACTTACTAGAAAGCGTGCAAACACCAAAGCTAAAGGCCGCTTTCGATAAATATCTACCAGCAGTGCTAAACACTCAAGCTCAATCATCCGCTCCTAAAAAGACAATGATCAGCGAGAGCGTAGCAATCACAGGTGATAAATCTGCCATTAAGACACAAGTAGAAGATGACTCAAGTGAAAACTTGATCGCTTTCAAGCGTCTGGCAGGGCTTTAAATCGACATACTACTATAGGAGATAAAAATGTCAAAAGTACTATTAGAGAGCCGTTGGGGTGAAAC